CGTTATCCTATGTTGGTGTCAAATTCGTTAGAAATTTCGATGATTTCGCCAGTTCCTGGAAGTTGGAAGCGGAATACGATGGCAAAGCCAGTGCCGCCTGCCCTGATTTCAATCGATCCAGTCTTGCCCAGTTCTTCAATCGTGAAAGCAGAGCCGTAAATCCAGCCCTTTTTCTCAAAAGCTTTAGCAAGTGCAACACAAGTTCCGAGTACGGCGGTAGTATCTTTTGCTTTGATTCGGTTGGTAGCGTTTACTTTTGCAACATCTTCAACGATGAAAACACCTTTCCACTCATCCGTAGAGAATACCGCCCTAGTATTAAACAGAATGTTTTGCAAGATGGCAATATTCTTAAAGTCACGATACCCGTTAGAGCTTTGCGGAATGCTGGCAGGGTGGTAGAAGGTAACCACGTTTTGCAGTTGAACCTCTCCTTTAACTACCTTAGTAGGGCTGATTCCAGATTTTACTGCCGAATCACGGTTATCATATTCAGAGGTCCAGCGGTCAGCGCCTTTATCACCTGGGAAAACACCGGTAAGGGGGGTGCGGGCATAAGATTGTGCGGCAATGCTTATATTCAACTTGGCGCACTCTGCAATAGAGCGGGCTGCAATTTCGCTAGGATGGTCAGGGCTGTCAGGCACGGCCACAATGCCCTGAGAACGGTCAGTAGTCCGAGCGTCACCGATTGCCTTCAAAGCTACAAGTGCGGCTGATCCTGCGGCGTTATCGCCCGTAAGGCACCTAAAAGGACGGCCAACCGTGTTGCTGTACAATCCGATTGCAGTATTCCCAGGCCCTACATAGGTGGAAATTGCGTCAAGGGTTGTGGTGTCCTGTAAGTACCCGTGTACTACATCGGTGTAGAAATCTTCGTTTGCCCCGTCGCCAGTACCAAGCCCGTCAAGTGCGGTGGTAATGTCAGGGGTTCCGGTTCCTGCGGCCATTGCGGTGGATACTGCGAAAGTAACCCCGGCTGGCAATTCTTCACCGGTCTTCAAGTTCACAGCAAGAGAAATCTCATTACCGTAAGTTCCTTTAGTCTTGGCTGTGATTGTAACCTCAAAAGTTACAGCAACTTTAGCGGCGGTAACTGGCAAGTTTGAATCTGCCAGAATTGCGGCAACTACAGCGTCGGCAATTTCTTCAAGCGTGTCACCTGATGCAACAGATACTGTGACTAGGTCGCCTGCGATATAGAGGTAAATTGTACCGTTTGCGGTAGCGGGGCCAGTAAAAGTAAGCTCACCTGCTGCGGCTGCGGCACCTCCAGCTTCATCTTGAGGCTGTACGAAGGTTTCTACCCCTGCTTGTGCATCAAATACACCAAGGCTAAGGCGGTGAACCATAGACCCGAATCCATAAATAGATCCGCAATCTTCAGCACTAAAAATCTGTTGTGGCTGGTCGGGGGTTACGCTTGTTTTTGCCGGGTCGAAAGAACCGATGATTAAAATCTTGCGGGGTACGTCTTCAGCTACAACCTCAAAACTTTTGTTTGTTACGCTTGAGGCTACTCCAGCCGCTAGGCTAGTTGGTGTAATCGCCATTATTACCTATGGTAGTGTTGTTGAAACTTCTGCAACTGGGTCTTGATCATCTATGCCCATGTCAATATCAAAGCCTTCGAGTGGTGTATCTCCAGCATCTCCTAAGACTTGTTCGCTTACTCTTAATTCTAATCTGATTACTCCAGTCACCACGATCATTGACCCGGTTGACGAAATTTTATCTTTTTGGCCAGTCGAAACCCACCGATTAGCGACCTCATAAGGAAGCCCAAAATCAATGTTTCTTGCATCCATGAGGATCTGCCAAACGATTCTAAAAAACTCATCCCATGAGGTGTCCGCTAATTCGTCGGCTTCTTTAGCTGCCACGAAAGCGGTTATCTTTTGCGCCTCGGTACTTGCTGGATTTTCAAGGGTTGCAATGTCAATTTTTCCAGCCTCTGCAACCGCCAATTCAACATTAAATGTTATGTCGTGAGAAATTGGGCCATTTGCTGAACTTGCGCCTTTCGGAAAGTCTCCGCCTGAGTAGTAGACTCGGACTGTTCTTTTTACGCCCTCAATTGATAGCGCTGTAACCGATTGGCTTTGATGGCCTATGGTTCTAAATCTTCCAGCGGCTGCGGCTGCTAGGATTTCGTTTATTTTAGCTTTGACTACCTCGAATTGCATTGCCATTATTGCTGCACCGCCTCTTCCAAGTAGAGCCTGATATATCCGATTGATTCACCATCATCTGAAGCCCGCATGGCTCCAATAGTGTACAATTTCTTATCGGCTAGCGGGTCCGGTGAAATAGGGATTTCAACAGACCAGACTTCGCCAGCGATAGGAACTTTAATAAGAGTAGACCGCCTAAGAGTAACGACAGGGTTTTTAACAAGTTCTTCTTCACCTGTTTGCGGATTGATTTTAATCGAATCATTTAGTACCTGCCCACCAAGCGGGTCACCGTCGGTGTTTAATGTATATTTTATTCCTGTGGTTGCGTCGGTCAGAAAAACAGGCAAGAAAAATTCAGCTTCTAGCGTTGTCTTTAAATCCGATTCGACCAACTGGCGGACATTAACCATTTACTTACTCTTAGACGGCTTCTCTTCTTTAGCTTTCTTTGGTTCAGGTTCAGGCTCAAGTGCTTTGTCTAATTTATCAGGTCCGAATTGCTTCCTGATAATCTTAGCCTCAACTTGAGTGATTTCCTTACTGAAAGTCCGCCCACCGATTGCGAAAGACACGCCTTTTTTTAGCTTCATTATTTATCCTTAGGAGGACGGCCAGCCCTGGGCTTGGCGGCTTCTTCAAGTTGCTTTTCAAGCTCTGCGATCTTATCAAGATCAGACTGAACTGATTTAGCAGTTGCAGCGTCCAAGTCAGATTGTGAAATCTTACTTTTTGCTTGTTCTCGCAGTTGCTCCAACTCAGAAAGCTGCCTTTTAGAGGGAACCTTCTCGGTGCTGATTAGGCCATGAGCCTTAAAAGACTCAAAACGTGCATCATTCTGAAATTCAGCAGGCATTTGATCGCCTGCTTGAATAGCGCCATCACCGCCCCCAAAAGTAGAGCCTTTGTCTACCCAGTAATAATTAGCCATTACGCTACAACTCCTGTAATTTTGCCGAACATATCGACTGCAGTTGGGATGTAAATTGGGCTTGTATGAGTCCTTAGCAATGCGCTAGTTTGAGCGCCGGAAGGAACATCAAAATCCCAGCGAAACATTCTAGGATCAACTACGCCAGCTGTTCCATTGGGCATTTGACCGCCTGTAGTTGGATTAATGCCGAGTTTTTGGATTAGCTGTTGTTGCTCTTGAGCGGTAGGGGGGATGGTCAAAGAAGGACCAAAATACCGATTCATGGGTGCATCAGAGTTGCCCATGAAAACGCCCTTGGTATCAAGATAATCAGTCCATACTAGTGCATCTGTTTGGTACTGCTCAAGGTAGTTAAAGATTGGGAAATCCCGTCCTTCCATGGTGCGAACATTGCCGATATGGATAAAGCCAGCGCCAATCATCCATTGCAGGTTTGGAGGAAGGGCTGCAATACTGCGTTCAGACCCGGCTTCAATGAACCAATAACGGCGGTTGTCAGCAATCCCGGAAACAGTAGTGTTCCGGATGAAGGCATCAGTCACTTCACGACCAAAGATCACAAAATTAGGGGGCATTCCGCCATTTTGGGTAATCACCCTAGCCAAGTTGTCAAGATCGACAAGCGGGGTAGATGCACCTGACCAAACAGCAGGGGCTGCAAAGGTGTTAGTGGTCGCCCGGTCAAAATCGTATGCGCTGCCAGCGGTATCATCAAGGGTTACAGTTCCAAGAGTCAAAGACTCAACTGCCATTTTCTCAATTCGTCCAACCGCACGGCTCATGCTCTGCTTTGCGCCTTTTGCGAGCAAGATTCCAAAGCGCTGCTCACGGGTGAGACTGCCAAAAGCATCCTCACCTGCAATACGCTCCAGGGTCTGCTCCCATTCAGCAGAATTTGATTCCGTGATAGTGGGGAAAACAAAAGCGTGGTTTTGATATTTCATCTCCACATTAGGCTTGGCATCAGTCCCAAGTGAACGGGATGCGCCTTCACGGGTCAACATTTTGGAGATGGTCTTGCTGCCCCTTACGATGTCGTAAGAAAAACCACGTTGGTTATCAACGAATGTAGGAAGGGGGTTGTTTCTGGCGAAAAAAGCCTGGAAGCCAGTTCCGGGCATTCTTAGATCGGTATCATCATAAGACTCAGCCATGAACTGAGTCAGAGGTGAAATTACTGCGGGTGAGGTGCTAAAAGCCATTATTAATTCTCCTTACGCTACGGGTGCGATTTGGTCAAAGTTTTGAACTGTCTGTGGGTAAATATTCAGATCGTTTAGAGCGGCTCTCATTGATTTCTTATTTACGCCGGCAGCATCTGCAACGCCCAGCTCGGTATCAAGATCAAGAGTTCCAGCCTCAAAAACCAATTTGGCCTCATCGACTTGCAGGGCTACTTGAGCGCCTACAATAACCGTAATCCCGGTAACGTCACCGGCAATAATTGTAGCCGATAGGATAGTATCACCTTGATAAATTCCACGGGGCCAGCCTGTGCCATCGGTAGCTGTGGCAAGGATAATCGGAGTCCATTTCAGGGTAGTGGGGTCTTGGGCTAGAACAGTGTTGTTCACAATGTCGGGGCCTGCGCCGCTTGTCGCCATTGTCTCATTATCCCTAATCAGTGGAGCGCCACCATTTAGGAAGAAACCGGTAATGTCATTAGTTGTCTTTACTTGAAGTGCCATTATTTGTTACCTCCCTTGGATTGGTTCATAAAATCCTTAACGAAGGCAGCGGCTTCAGGCACGCCTGACTCGCTTTTTTGTGGGGCTTGAGCGCCGGGAGTGGGATCTAGTTCGTCGGATTCGGCTTTAGCTTCCTTACTGGAAAGCTGCTCGGTAACCATGTCAAAAGCGGCCACCATGATATTTAAATCAGATTCGCTTGCATCGCCCTTGATGACTGAGGCGGCAATATCCTTGACGTTTTGTGGGTAGTTTGCGGCCTGGAGAATTGCAAGAGCTTTGTCAACTCCGACTTTTGCTTCAACTACTGGCTCTTCTTCTACGGCGGGCTCAACTTTAGCGGCTTCAGACTCTGCCAGCTTGGCCTCGGTGGCTGCTAGCTTATCTTGTAATGCTTGGATTTCTTCGGGGGTCATCTTGACGGCTCCTTTGGGGGTTGGTGTTTGTTTTTGTGCTACTGGCTCAAGTAGAGCGGCGGCTTTCATTAAATCGTCTTTCTGATCAAATTGGGCCATCTTTTCATCCCTATCCTTGATCTGCAATTTCGCAAATGCCAAGGAATAATCCTTGTCATCATCATTTTCTGATTCAATTACAGAATCAGCAAATCCCATATCAGCAATATCTTCCCCATAAACAAAAGTCTCCGAATCCATCATTGATTGAATTTCAGACTTAGATTTTCCGGTCTTTTTTACGTATGCTTTTGATAAAATTTTACTTAACGATTCCAGCTCATCAGCAGCTTTTCTCATTTCGTTATGGTCGCCTAGGGCAATGCTCCAAGCGTTATGAATCATGTAAACGGCGTTGTCTGCAACGGTAACCTTGGGCGTGGCAAGGGCAATATAGGAACCCATGGAAGCGGCCAACCCCATAATTCTAGTCTCTTTTTCCCCTTCGTATTCCCTGATTTGATTATAAATTGAAATGCCTTGATAGACAGACCCGCCTGGAGATGACACCTCAACAGAGATCGGGCCACCTTTAGCGGCTAACAATTCGCTTCTAACTGAACTTTCGGTGGTGTCCCACCCGATTG